ATAAAGCAGTGCAGGCATCGCAGCTTATTGCCCAAATCTTAGGTCCGCAAGCATCTATGGCGGCATTTGTTCAGGGTTATAAAGTTGAAGATGTAGCTACCTATGTTTTAGAGAAACTTGATGTTAATCCCAAAATTATTAGAGACGCAGCGTCTAGAGCCAAGATTATGCAAGCAGCAGCTCAACAAAACCAAGTAACGCAGGCTCAACAAGGGGCTGTGCACGCCCAAGCTAACCAATTAAAAGACCAAGCACAAGATAATACTCAGGCACAAGGACAGATTTAAGTATGAAGGAAATGGAAGACCCACTAGATTTAATTGCCCAAAATCGTGAAAAATTTAAAGCAGATTACAAAAATGAATTACATCAAGTATATCGTGCAGCATATGAAACTTTTGAAAATACCAAATATGGTGAAGTTTTGCGGAAGGTTTTGAGAAAAAGCTGTTTTCCCCCATTGGGCCCGAGGTTGATGCTACATATATGGCGGGACAGCATGACATGATACGGATGATATTTGGCTGGATTAAAAGTTATGAATTATTAGCACAAGGAATTGAACATGGATGAGCAAGGAATAGGAACCACGGATGAGGATAGTTCATTAGCCGATACCCCGGGGATAGACTTACACCAGTTAATAAAAGAAGATCCAGACCCCGCCGGTGGCTCGAATGTAAATGTTCACGGTCACTCCAAAGCCCAGGAGCCTTGGTATTGGGTTAATAATGATGACCAGATGATTGAAGGGAAAGGCGAACCGCCAATTTGGTATAACGAAAAAACTTTTAAATCAGTAGAAGACCAGGCGAAAGCGCATCCGGAACTACGGAAACTCTATAATGACAAACTCAAAGGAATGTCAGGAGCCCCCGAAGAAGGGTACAAATACGACATGCCGGAAGACTATGTTAACAAAGGTTATGAATATAATACTGAAAATCCTTATTACCAAGACTTCCTTGATCTGGCCAGGACTAACGGGATATCACAAGAACTGGTAGAGCAAATGACCGACCTGCTTGTAGAGTCCGAAAATGTTTCACGTGAAACTATGGTAGGGCGCAAAGAGGAAATGGCTAACCACGAATTAAGTACTTTAACCAATGGTGATAAAGAGGGATTCGAGCACGCCGTGAGACTCGCCTCTAACAATCCTAATGTAGATAAAGGCTCATTGAACATCTTATTAGAAGAGTTAAATACTGCCGCTGCGATTAAAGCGTTTACTCATTTAGTACGGCCTGATCAATATACTAATTTGCCTGGACCTGAATTATCTTCAGTAAGAGATACATCTGCGCGGCAAAATCAATTGCGTGATAGGCTAGCTGGACTAGCAAATTTGCGTGGAAAAGCATTAGAAGATGAGAAAAAGTCGGTATATGCAGCTTATGCAGACGAATACCCTGGGGAGAAATATTTTGGTTAAAGTAAAACAAACACTCGCAGCATCTATTAATAAAAAACCTCCTCTACCTAAGGTTGAAAAGGATTTATATAAAACAGCTGTCGACTACCTTGAATCAGTAGAAGGCAATAGAGCTATGCCGTGGTTCCATTTAAAAGGAGCCAAGACCACAACCAAAAATACTTACCCTGATTTCTTTATCGCCCAGTGGAATCGAAATGCTTACGGAGGATTATTTATACATTTAGATCCTGATAAAAAAAATCTAACCGGCAGCCAACAAAAATGGGTTGCTAAATTTCGCGAGAAAGGTTACGCGTGTGTTAGTGTATCTAAATTGCATGACTTCAAAATATTAATCAACGATTATTATGTCGCGCATGGACAGGTCGGGAAGAAATATTTTAATAATCGCTGGGAGCGTACATAATGAAAGGTACGGTGAAATGGTTTTCGGCCGCAAAAGGATTCGGGTTTGTAGTATCTGAGGAACTGGACAAGGATGTCTATGTTCATTTTAGCGATATCAAAATGAGCGGCTTTAAAACATTAAATATAGATCAATGTGTTGACTTTGACTTAGCCGTAACTCCAAAAGGATATGCGGCTAAAGAAGTTATTGTGACTTAAGCAAATGTTAAGCTATACTTTGCATAAGGACGCATTAGCCCAACCTTATTAATTTAAGGAATCGGATTAGAGACCCTGTAGTTTTGGCCAACTCTTAAACAAGATTCATAACAATAATCTTATTTAGGAGAATATAATATGCCTGCTCAGTTAAGTAACGTGGCAATTCAACAATTCCACGACCAATTTACTAACGCTTATCAAGCTTCATCGCAATTATCTGGTACTGCAAACACGGTGTCTGGAGCGAGGGGAGATGCGTACAAATGGCCCTTACAGGGTGATGCGCCGATGGTTTTGCGTAATGCCTATCAATCTTTAATACCAGTGTCTAGTAATGACTATGCACAAGTAACTACTAACTTCGAAAATTTCATTTTGAACTTACCGGTAGATATTTTTCAGCAAGCCGAATTAATAATTGATACCCTTAGCCAACTTGGCCTTGTACACGCTAAAGCAGCCGGACGACGCGAAGATCAATTTTTATTAGATGCTTTATATAATGCCGGTGGTGTGGGCGGAGCTCCAGCTACTTTGCCAGATCAAGAGCCTCCTGGACTTGTTGCCGGAGATGTGGGAACGACAGCTCCCGCAGCTAACCCTCAACCAGCCGTAAACTTAAATGTTCAAAAGATAATTAAGGCAGCCGCTTTGCTCGATCAGGCTAACGTTCCTCATGAAGATAGGTACTTAGCTATATCGGCGCCTATGATGGCTGGGATCATGTCTGATGGTGAACAACCTACCAACATTTTATATAACAACACCAAAAATTTGATGCAAGGCGGAATTGATACTTTCATGGGCTTTAAGATCATGACGCTAGGATATCGACAAGAAGGTGGCATAACAGTTAGACCTGCTCCTACTTATCCTGGTTTAGATCCAGTAACTGGTCCTCCAGTACCAGCTAATCAAATCAGTGGAGTAAATGCGACTGCGATTGCTTGGCACAAGTCAGCTCTTGGGTCAGTGTATTCCTTGAACCCTGTCACTGAAGTAGAGTGGGCTCCTGCGTACCAAAGTTGGTTAACCATTTCTCGACTTAGAATGGGCGCAAGTGCATTGTTAGGTAAAGGTGTTGTTTACATCGATTGTAACCAAGACGCGACCCCTACAGGTACTTAATTAATTTATCAGCCCCTTCGGGGGCTTTTTATTAGAGGAGATTGAGCAATGGCTTTTGAAAGTGACAATTTAATACAAGTAAGTGCAGGGGAAACCAGTCCCGATCAGATTAGTGGACAGAAAATATTAAGCTATGAAAGTAAGGACGATCCTTTAGACAATGTCCCAGGGGGAATCCTTGAGGCTGGGTATTTTAATAGTATAGCCAAGCAGGTAAGGTATGGGTCCTATTTCATTTTAACTGGGGTGGCAGGAGTTACCCGGTTTTATGAAGTGACGAGCAATAATCCGGACGCAGATACAGTGGTGCTGGAACTAGCCTTTGCGCCTCCTACTAATCCTTTTTACGAAGCTTTAGGTGCAGCTCCAGTGGATTTTATTACCTCGGGGGGAGATACAGATATAGTTACTTTCGCCGCCTCTAAAGTAGGAGCTTATGCAAGTTATTCCTTAAATTCGCAAATCAATGATATCGCGCCCCCACCTGCACACTCAGGCATTGAATATGTTGAGTGCCAGCTTGGGCAAGTACTAGTAAAGTGGTCGCGCCCTGTAATAGCTGGGCAGACTGTTAAACTATGGCTCGATATACGGGAAGCAACACCTACACCTTAGGAGATTTTTAAATGGCTATTTATAATCCCAAAAACTTTGCTTTAACGGCGGGAGCTGAACTAGGTGCCGAGCAAGGCATTCCTAAACTGTTCGGTTATTATGCCGAAAATGACGCCTACGACACTATCATGGTTATTCCGTCCCCAGGCCCCATTCCTGCTGGCACCGGATTTTTTGGACTACGAACGAATGGTACAGGGGCTCCCCTAACTCCCGAAGATGCTGCGCTTCCATCAGCTACTGATGAATTCTCCGCCGGAAGTATGATATTGATTTATGGTCCTCATCAGACTAATACGGGCGCTCCAACTGATGATAAATATTATATTTTATATGTTGCCGTCACTTCACAACCTGGATTTGATACGGAATATTCGCAAGTATATCTGTTTCTGGAACCTTAAGGAGATCTTAAATCATGCCTAGTTTTCCAATTAGTCCGGACCCTCAATATTCCCCCGATACTTTCGGGATGGGGACGGGCCAAACTGATGTTTCGAGCAAGATTCCTAAGTTTTTTGGGTATCGATCGAAGAACGCCGATCTTTCTGTGCAAATCGGGACTGATGGCTATTTTGGACCCTCGTTACCATGGGCATTTGTAGGGTCGACCAGCAATAATAATAACTATGGGCAGCCTACCCTAGCCCACACAGTTCCTCTAGGAAGTTATATTGCCATTGTGTCAGAGATTGGGATTGATCAATTTCAAGCGGCCATTGTGAAAGAATTCACCCGAGATATCATAGTTCCTCCGGAGCAAGAGGGTGTAGTGAAGCCCACTAAGGTGGTATGTAATCATTTTAATTGGAATTTTTAGGAGAATGTAGAATGACTTACTATAACCTAGTGTCTTTGAGGAGGGATTATGGAAGCTAAGATTTCCAAATTATCTAGACT